CTTGGCGGTGGGGACTGGAATGTGATTTTGGGTCTTATCCAAAAGGAACTGTCTGATAAGTACACAGTAGAGTTGTGGAGAAAAGAGGTATAGTATGCTGGCAAATCCGAAAAGAACAAAAGATGAAATCGTGCAGTGGATTCGAGAATATTTCGCTGCAAACGGCAACGACTGTTGTGCTGTTATCGGCATTTCCGGTGGCAAAGATAGCAGCGTGGTCGCAGCACTTTGTGTTGAAGCCCTTGGCACAGAGCGGGTTATCGGTGTGCTGATGCCGAATGGTCGGCAGAAAGATATCGCAGACTCCAAGCTGCTGGTCGATACGCTTGGCATTGCAAGTATTACAGTTGACATTGGCGGCGCATACAGCAAGATGGTTGATGCAGTCGGCAGAACAATGCCGTCTGGAGTAAGCAATCAGGCAGCGGTCAATCTCCCTCCAAGGCTGCGTATGGCGACACTCTATATGGTCGCGCAGTCATTGGCTCGCGGAGGTCGGGTGGCAAACACCTGCAATCGCTCCGAGGATTATGTTGGATACTCCACAAAGTTCGGTGACAGCGCTGGTGACTTCAGCCCACTCGCAAACATCATGGTGCATGAGGTTCGTCAGATTGGCTACGAACTTCCCATTCCTCGTGAGCTGGTAGACAAGACTCCATCGGACGGTCTTTGCGGTAAGACAGACGAAGACAATCTGGGCTTTACCTATATGCAGCTCGACAACTACATCATGCACGGTAGTAGTGGGGATGAAGACATCGACAAAGTAATTGCAAAGAAGCATACGCAGAACCTGCACAAGCTCAATCCGATGCCAGCCTACGGCTCACAGCCGTAAGGTGATTGTATGGAAGAAATAGCAATCGTCCGCTGTTTGCAGAACGCAAGCGGCGCGATTAGTAAAATGCAGGTCTTGCAAGCCTTCAAAGATGTTGAGAATTTTCGTAAGATTTTGTACTACGCTTTGAATCCAATGCTAACGTACAAGATTTCGGAACAAACACTGCGAACGCCTGTCGAGTATGACCCAGCAATTACAATCACAATGACCGACATCTTCGAAATTTGTGAGGTGTTGGCAAAGCGAAAAGCATTGGACGCAGCAACTGTATATCAAGTGCGGGTCTTCGTGCAGTGTTTAACTGACCCGGAGTCATCCGAGTTTTACATTGAACTTCTGTCAAAGACACTTCGGTTGGGTGTCACAGCGAAAACTGTGAACAAGGTTATCCCCGGACTGATTCCCGAATGGGAGGTTCAGCAGGCATATCCAATCGACAAATACCCAGTCAAGGACGGCACAGAGTTTTGGCTCACTCAAAAACTGAATGGTGTCAGAGCAACATACTACAAAGGGCAACTGTTCGCAAGAAGCGGAGTCCCCTACGAAGGGCTCGGGCACATTCTGGACGCGCTCAAAATCGACGATAACGATAGCTATGTTTTTGACGGTGAACTTACCTTACGCGATAAAGGAGCACTGTCTGACAATGAGGCATTCCGCAAGGCAACGGGCATTATCAACTCAGAAGACACTGATAAAACGGCAGTTTGCTACACCATTTTTGATGTGCTTATGACAGAAGAATTCGATGCTGGTGTAAGCGAGGGCGGCTATGGGTATCGCCGGTCTTTCTTAGACCAGCTTCATCGCTTCATTCCGCAAGATGGTCGAGTTAACATCCTCCCTGTTTTATATCACGGTAAAGACCAGACAAAAATCGATGAGCTATTAGAGCAAATGGTTCGGGAGGACAAAGAGGGCTTAATGGTCAACTTTGATGTTCCATATAAGCGAAAGCGTCACAACGGAATTCTCAAAGTCAAACGCTTCTACACTATGGATTTGCATATCTTGCGCTGTGAAGAAGGAAGCGGCAGGCTTGCAGGAACGCTGGGCGCATTTGTGCTGGACTATAAAGGCAACGAAGTAAATGTTGGGTCTGGCTTTTCCGATGAGCAGCGTACAGCTTTTTGGGCGGCTAAAGATGAAATGCCCGGACGGTTGTGCGAGGTAAAATACAAGGAAATATCGTATGACAAAAACACCGGTGCTGAGAGCTTACAGTTCCCGGTGTTTATTTCTATCCGAACAGACAAAGACGAGGTCAGCTATGGCTGAGGAAGGAGGCTTGCGTGGGTAAAGTAAAGGCGGTACCACAGTTTTCAGAATCTATCAGTAGCTTCTGTAAGCTGATGGAAAATGCGCAAAGGGACTATGCGTGGAACTATGATGAGGTGAACCGCATGGATAGGCTCACGCAGGACTACCTTCACAAACTGGAGCTTGACGGTCTTGATTACAAAGAGCGAGCCAAGGTTGCTACACAGCTTGCAAAGTGCCGTCAAGCACGGCGCGAGTGTAAGGATACAGTAGAAATCCTTGAGCCGCTCGTTCAATTTCTTGAAAGCGACAAAGGCAAAAACCTTTTGAACCTTGTGCGTGAAGCGCTTGGTAAGACCAGAAAGGTCGAGGAGCGTATGGAAACCCGCACATACATACCAAGAGTCTTAGAGCAGGAGGCAACAACATGAACATCGTGTTCTGGCTCATCGTAGTCATTGCGCTTGTGCTTATCTGGTTCTGCTTGAGTTTCGCCTTTAAGGGCATCGGCGGAGTTGGAATGCGATTGTACGATGACGCGAAGAAAGAAATCTCCGACGAAGAGGAGAAAAAATCTGACGAAGAAAAGGAAGTAAAGGAATGAGAAAAGGTAAACTTGGCGCAATCTTGCTGGCACTCGTGCTGATTATCGGCTTGGTTTGCTGCGTTGTGTGTCTGGAGAAGATTCCCGCAGGCTACGTCGGCGTTGTGTATAACATGAACGGCGGCGTAGATGGCGAAGTCTTGGAGCAGGGCTGGCATCTGGTTGCTCCGACCAAAAAGGTGACCAAGTATTCTATCGGTATTGAGCAGTCATATCTGACGGCTGAGGATAAGGGTGACTCACCCAAGGATGAGAGTTTCAACATCCCTACCTCTGATGGTAAGACTGTCCGAGTGAATATTGAGTTCTCATATCGTTTTGATGAGGCACGAGTCTCCGAAACCTTTGCAATGTTCAAAGGAAAATCTGGCGAGGCAATCAAGGATTCGTTTATTAAGCCCAAGGTTGTGGCGTGGACGCAGGAAGTTTCCGCAAACTACCCTGTCACCGACATCTTTGGCGACAAGCGTACTGAAATCAATGCCGAGTTGGATACCTATTTGCGTGAGAAGTTCGACCAGTATGGCATCATTATTGACACTGTAAACTTTACGGATATCTCAGTTGACGATGAAACGGCTGCGGCTATCCAGAAGAAAGTCACTGCTCAGCAGGAGCTTGAGTTGGCGAATATTGAAAAGCAAACCGCCAAGGTTCAGGCTGAGAAAGACAGAGAGGTCGCACAGATTAACGCAGAGAAAGCAGTTATTGAAGCAGAAGCAAAAGCAGAGACATTGCGTATTGCTGCGGAGGCAGAAGCTGACGCAAACCGCAAGATTGCGGCTTCACTTACCAATGAGTTGATTGAAAAAATCAAGTACGAGCAGTGGAACGGCGAGCTGCCTACGGTGACTGGCTCAACGCCCATCATTAGTCTCGAACCGTGATGGAAAAATGGTGGGACAATGCAAAAGATTGGGTTAAAGTTCTAATTTGCATTGTTGTCTCCATCGTCTCGATTGCGCTAATCATTCTTACGATGATTATGCCAATTGTTTGGAGCATCAAACTGCATAACCCAGCCTTTCTGCTTTTGTGGTGCATCCCCGCTGGTATCTTTGTCGGCGTATGGGCTTACCAAGAGTTTTTTGATTTCTAAATAAGGAGGAGATTATTTGACAGCCGTATATCTGGTCATTTTATTTTTCGCTAAGGTGCTGGACAACACGCTTGGTACAGCCAAGACAATCTTGGTACAGAGAAATCGTTGTGTCCTTGCCGGAGTCGCTCTCGGCTTGTCAAATTTTATCTACCTTAGCATCACAAAAGATATCGTAACAAGTGACAGCAGCCTCGCCCTTGCAACTGTTTCCATTGCAAGCGGTGTTGGCTGCTGTTTAGCTGTCGCATTAAGCAACAGGTTTTCAAAAGACAAGACCTATGTGAACGTCATTATGTCGGATAATTTGGAGGCGATGCAAAAGTTTCGAGATTTTCTGGCAACACATCACATCACGAATGTCGCTGCAGACAGCTATACCTTGGACTGGAGTAAAAAGTCCATCACCATCACTGCCTATGCAGAGACAAAAGCACAGAGCAAACTGATTGATGATTACATCGCAAATAGCTCATTGAAGTTCAAAAGAGTTATCAGCAGAAGCTAAAAACGATGGTTTTAATAATTCAAAGGAGGGTGTCCTATGCGACATTTGGCAACAATCCGTGAGATTGCATCTCTTCGCCCGATTGCAGGAGCTGACCGCATTGAAGTTGCGCAGGTCGATGGTTGGGAATGTGTGGTTCAGAAAGGCGAGTTCCATACAGGAGAGCATATCGTTTACATTGAGGTCGATTCTATCGTCCCAGAGCGCCCAGAGTTCGAGTTCTTGAGAGACAGAAAGTTCAGAGTCCGCACCATTAAGCTGCGTGGTCAGGTCAGTCAGGGTTTGGTTCTCCCACTGTCAATCCTTCCGAATGGCGCTCCCGCCGATTTGGGTGCCGATGTGACCGATGTTTTGGGCATTAAGAAGTATGACCCAGAAGCGCAGCAAGAAGCACAGCTCTTAACAAAGCAACCTCAGAAACCACAAAGTGCAATCGCTCGTTTCTTGATGCGGTTTAAGTGGTATCGTAAGTTGTTTATGAAACCCAAACGCAAGGGTGGATTTCCTGATTGGATTGTCAAGACGGATGAAACCCGCATTCAAAACCTTACGACGCTCTTTGAGATGGAGCGTAACAAGGGGACGAAGTTCTCTGTCACAGAGAAAGTTGATGGGCAGTCAGCGACGTATTACCTGCGCAAAGTCTCCAAACGTAAGTATGAGTTTGGTGTTTGCAGCCGTAATATCTATCTCGGAACACCGGATAACAGTTCTTACTGGACGATTGCTAAGAAGTACAATATCGAAAACGTACTGCGGCAGCTTATCGGTGATTATGAAACCATCGTTTTACAAGGTGAGATTTGCGGCAACCAGATTCAGGGCAACAAGTACCACATTAGTGGGTACGACTTGTTTGCCTTCAACCTGATTTATCCAGACCACAAGTGTGGCACGGCAGAAATCAAGAAACTGCTTGAGCCGTATGGAATTAAGACTGTTCCGATTGTTGAGGAGGACAAAACCCTGCCCGGAACTATCGCTGAGTTGGTCGAGTATTCCAAGGGAAAATCAGTGGTTCGTAAGGAACAAAAACGAGAAGGTGTAGTTATGCGCAATGTCCAGAGCAACATCAGCTTCAAGGTCATCAATCCTGACTTCCTTCTCGCAGAAAAGGACTGATTTTTATGAGTGGTAAATCAACAGACTTGACCAACAGAACATTCGGGGAATTAAAAGTGGTCAAGCGAGCTGAAAACAGTAACAGCGGTCAACCAAGGTGGCTGTGCGAATGTAGATGCGGCAAGACCTGCATCGTTGATGGGCGATTCCTCAAAAATGGTGCCGTAAAATCTTGTGGGTGTTTGCCGAGAGGTGTTCCGCAAGGTGAAATGCCGGAGCGAGCAATGGCACAACCATCGGTAAGCCTTGGGCGGTTGAGAAAAAGTAACGATGACCCTTGGCGCAATTTGGCGAATGCCATTGTTGCAGTTGCAGCGGATGATTATCGTTCGGCACTTCGTAATGAAGACGAGGGATTGTTGAAAAGTCTGGAGAGGTTCTTCCATTCTGAATGGTACAGGATTTTGACGGACGTAGATGCAGACAGGCTTCTCGGAATGTTACGAAGAGAACGGAGCGGCTCATTACAAGCCGCTTACATATAAACAGAGCCGAGTTATTCGGCTCTTTTCTTTGAGCAATCCAGCTTATGATTGCTTGAAGAAAAGAATCGAAAGGAGTGACACAAATGCTCAGAGTTCACAGAGATTTCAAGGGGCTGTTGAAAGATGTGCAGGACGAATATGATTTCCTCGTTGAACTGAATAAGAGCCTGCAAAAGAAGGTCGCCGAATGGAACAAGGATGAAGAGATTCAAAGGGCAGTGGAGATGACTGAGTATTGTCGCACCCATTCCTTATGTCAGATGTCAGATAACGAGAAGAAAGCAGAAAGAGCGTTCAGAGACAGTCACTACAAGTCATGTAAGAATGGCAGCAAGTATTTGTACGAGTTGACCGGAACAGGCATTGGAACGGCGATTACAATTAAGTGTCCTGTCTGCGGCGAAGAAAAAGACATTACTGACTACGATTGCTGGTGAGGTGGTGGACATGATTTTTCGTGTAATTCTGTTTGCGCTGGCAACAGCAGCAGTCATTGGCGGTCTTGCATATTGGTTGAAGTGTCTTTGCCTGTGCGACTATGAAAATGCTTGTGACTATTCGCAGTGCGATAGTTGTCCGTTCCCTTGTGAGAGGCATAATTGTGGGTAAGGCGAAAAGAAAACCAAGACCATCAATGCCAGACTGGTTTTGGTGGGGGCAAGACGGGTGCTGGTTCTGCAAACAAAGAAATAACTGCAATCAGTGTAAGGCGAACCGTGAATATGCAAAAGAGTTCGGAGAGAAGAAGCAAAAAGGAAGACACGCCAGCGCAAAGCGAGGAGCGCGGACGAAACTGCAATTGATGGAGGATGATTATGGATTTGTGGAAGGGATATGAGCTAAGCAGGACATATGTCCCAGCGGCTTATTACACGATTACATCGATTAAGAGCAAAAACGGCAGAGCAAATCCATTGCATGACGAGGTGCTCGGTCGAAAGGCATACGTTGTTTACTTGGAGGTCGGAGAGCGTGGCTTTATCAAGTATTTGCCCGATTATGACGACCGGTATCATTGCCTACATACATCTACTGTTTTGGATTTTACTCCGTGGGGAAACGGCGAAGGCACAATTACCATCCAAACAGCAAATACGGAGTATATCTTGACGAAGCAGTAAGACTTTTCATCAGGAGGTCAATCATGCTTGAGTTCTGTGGAAGAAAGTTCACTTGCGATGAATGCCCAATTTGTGAAGGCATTGAGCATAGGCTCGGGGTTGCAAGAGAAGGTGGCTACGAACCGCAGCTTGAATACTGCGGTTGCGATAAAGTCCAGACTGAGTTTTTTATCAGTGGTTATTGCAGTGATGCTTTTGAGGCGGACAAGCCGCAGGGCAAACTGTGTGAACCGAGAAAAACCGGGAGAGCATATCGGCGCAAGATGCGCAAACAGAAGAAAGAAAAGCTGATGCGTATTATGACCTACGGATATAAGTCAGGTATCGGCTATACAGATTGGGGCTGGAAAGACGGCGTTTATCAGCCGGTCGGAAGGTATATCCAGTACCCCAAAAACTCAAACAGGCAGACGTTTTGGAAGACATATTCCAACAGGAAAATCAGACGCTATAAGGGCAATATTCGTAAGGGAAATTCGTACCGGAGACATTTCGATTATGCGTGGGAGGTTGACTAATGGAGAATAAAAATATGCGGAAGCTCAATGTGACCGTCCAATGTATGGCTGTGTATAACAGCAGCATTATGGTTCCACGCGAACTGACGTTTGAAGAGGCAATCAAATATGCCAAAGAACATATTGACGAGATTAACCTTGGCGAACTTGAGTACATTTCAGACAGCGATGAGCTCGACGAAGAGAACTGCGACTTCGACGAGGAGGAAGACACCGACTCTGATTGTAGGGTGCTTTATGAAACTGGCATTGAGGAGCCAGAAATCCTTGGCTCCGGGTCAACGTACAGCAATGTTGTATATTCCCCGGATGAAGAGCGTGCCTTTGAAGAATTCCATCACTGTGGACGGAACTATCTGCACAGGATAACTTACCGCAAAAAGCCACCGTACACAACTACGGAGTGGTGGGACGAAGACCTGAAATGCTGGCGGAGCTAAGCCGCTATGGATATATTTTTTAAGAACGATGGTTCATACAGTCAATCAGCAGTGGGAATCCCAGTCCTTGTGGACTACACACCGGTTGGATTTGTACGAGAAGTTAATGCCGACATGGTAACGTGCTCCCTATTCGATAAATTCATCGGAAAAGAGTGGTTGGCGCAGAGTCTAACGACAAAAGAACCGGACATATGCTCTGTATATATCGATACAAAATGATGGAGGTATAACATGGGAGTAAGTATCAGCGAGTTTAGAGGTGAGTATTATTTTCTGAGTAACTTCTACTCGGCACCAGTTACCTACAACGGAATGTGTTTTGAAAATAACGAGGCGGCGTTTCAAGCGGCTAAATGCCCAGAACGTATGACTGAGTTTTGCCATCTGAATCCGTCAGAGGCAAAGAGGCTTGGGCGTAGGGTTAAGCTCCGTGGTGACTGGGAGGCGGTCAAAGATACCGTTATGTATGAGATTTGCAAGGCAAAGTTCTCACAGAATCCTGATTTGGCAGACAAGCTTGTTGCGACCAAGGATGCCGAACTCATTGAAGGCAATACTTGGGGCGACCGCATCTGGGGCGTCTGTGATGGCGTTGGAGAAAATCGCCTTGGTAAAATCCTTATGCGGGTCAGAGCAGAAATGTGATGTGAACTATGAAGAAGGCTAACACTTATAAAGGAAAACTCGGCTGGCAGTCTGAGTTCAGCCACAGATATGCTTGCTGGGCGAACAACCACAATGGGTGGGCAAAAGCCAAAAAGTCCAACAAGCGGTTGGCTAAGCGCAGATTGAAGGATGAGCTACGGAAAGAACTTGTTTATAGCGCATCGGATAAACAAGTTGGAGAATGAGCAGAAGGAGAATTTATGAAGAGAGAAGATTTTATCTTTGACCATATGGATGATGAGTATGAAGACTATTGGTTCAAAGTCGTTGGCGATACAAAAGACGAGCTTACAAAGAAGTACATGGAAATGTGTATGGTTTCGGTGACCGAGGTCGTCTATTCCAATAAGGAACAGGTTCTTGGCATCAAGCGCCTCTTCCCGTTCAACTACGATGTCATTATGCCAGACGACACAGAGCTAAAAGATATGCTGGAATCGCTGGTAAACGAGGTAAACGGCTGACATGAAGAAACTGAAGCTCAACTATACCTGCACAGACCCAGATTGCGCCCAGTATATGGCAAAGGTGACGGATACAAGATACAGCTACATCGAGTACAGAGAATGGTTTGGGAATTATATAGTGTGTCACGCTGTTGTTGACCTACAGGACTATACTCTGGACGAAATTTGCACATACTGCTCCTCATACTATGCTTCTCTGGAACAGATGGTTGCTGACTACGGTTTTCGTGGAGCGTTGCAGATTATGGCAGAATGTATTTTTGAGCAGCTTGGTTTCGACGACATGGAGTTTAATGCAGAACAAAAAAGTGAAGACGCCGCAATCAAGTTCATTCACGAATGGATGGAGGGCTGACTTGATATGGCGTTATATAAGATAGGAGTTACAGAAGCAGGCGACGCAGGAGTTGACTTGTCTTGGGAGGAAAAATTAGACGATGTCGATGCCGCTGTGCTTATTACGAAGTGTGTGTCACCGGATTTCTTTGACGCTACTTTGAGACATAAGGATAAGCTCATCATTCACACTACAGTTACCGGATATGGGCACTCTATTTTGGAGCCAAATGTGCCAACTCTATATGAGGAGTTTACAGCAATTATGGAATTGGTCAAAGCTGGATTCCCTATGAGCAGAATTGTTGTTCGTGTTGACCCTATTATTCCAACCGAAAAGGGACTCTCCGTTGCGTACCACACACTGATTTCCTTTATGGAAATGGGGTTTCAGCGCTACAGAGTGAGCGTCATCGATATGTATCCGCACGCAAGAAGCCGGTTCAAAAAGGCTGGATTGCCGCTTCCCTATGGCGATAGCGGTTTCGCTCCGTCTCAAGCACAGCTTTCAAAAGTGGACGATATGCTGCGGCAAGCAAAGCAATTCTGGGAAGGGCTGGATAACGGCAAAGTTCTCCGAATTGAGTCCTGTGCAGAACCCGGTCTTACGGAGCCGATTGCCTGTGGCTGCATTTCAGACTACGACCTCAATCTGCTCGGATTTTCTGAGGATGCAGAATCAAACGGGGCTGGCTATCAACGAAAGGGCTGTATGTGTTATGCAGGGAAAACTGAACTGCTGAAACATAAGACGAGATGCCCCCACGGGTGTCTTTACTGCTACTGGAAAGATATAAGAGGCTGATTTTATGACAGTCAAAGAATACAACCGTGACTTCCTCCCGCGTATCCAAAGAGCCAGAGAGTTTGTTTCGCTTTTTGAAAGTGCGATTAACCACATGGATGACGCGCGGGTTGATAAAGAAGAAGTACGAAAACAATTTCGAATACGGAGTTGGTCTGAAGAAACGAAGCAGACTATTTTGATAGCCCTTGCTCATTATAAGAAATATGAGGGGCTGGACAAAATTGAATCTATGGAAATCATTCACTGTCCAACGTGCGGGCACCATATAAACATACAATCCAATGGAACTACGGGGTACTGCCCGATATGCGATAAGGAGGTTCCTGACATGGAGAGAAGAACAATTTGGGTAAAGTCATCCTGCTTTGCTCCGGAGTTTGAGATGATTATTCCAATCCCGACAGACCGGGATGACGAGGAATACATCGATGAACTGCTGGACGGAATTCTGAATAACGAGGTTCGCTACAATATCGAGTGGGATTTTGTAGACGGGCTAAGCTGACAATGGGAATATATGTGGTGGAAGACAACCGATTGGAGGTGTGGTTGTGGCTGAGCGCAACGAACACAAGAGCGCGAAATACCAAGATGGTGACATTTATTTGAATCCATGCTTCGGTGACCTGTGGGTTGTGGATGGCGCATCGTTCATTAAAATCAATAACGGATATGCGATTGAGTTGGACGAGCCAGAAGGATTCATTAAAGTTGGACATATCGATGGAGTAATTAACAAGAGAAGTCAACCGACAAAGTGAGGGTTCAAATGACAGTCAAGGACATTCTTCCGAGCCATCCAGTTGAAATCATGGTTAGAACCAACTATCCAGAAAGCCTTTTGCCGTATCTAAGCAGTGAGAGAATTGAACAGGGATTGCTTGTTGGTTATTGCTCTTGGGACGGTGAGAATCTCATCCCTGCGGATGGTGATTACTATTCTGTGGATGAAGTTATTTCAAAATATGAGTATGAAGAGGACGGCAGTCTAACATACTGGACTGTCTCTGAATGGGTGTAGACAACGACCGCTTTGTAGATTTGCTGTTATACATATTTCCCTCAGCAGCTTTTCGCCAAAGGCAAAAGTAAGAATTCGGCACTATGCTCGTAAACCAGAAGCCCGCTACGCGGGCGGTTTTTCCTTTTACTCACTCGCATTGCAAGCAACGCTCGTGAGTTCTGGTTTACGACCAATGCTTATGCACATCGGTTGGGGAGTTAGAAAAAACGACCGATGCGGAAAGCGGTTTACAGTGAAGAGGTGGGGATAATTGTTATGTGATAAGTGCCTACACAAAAAAGTGTGCAGGTTTGAAGTCCCAGATGAAGGGCAATGTGATGACTTTATTAACGAAGTCATCGTAGACAAATTTAATAGCATTGGATGCACATCATTTCGAATTAGCGCAGATTCCATAAAAGAAATGCTCGACAGACAATTAACCGAACTGCCGACTACTCTTGGGCGAAGCAATGCAGATTGAACTTCACGATACATACGGCATTCTTCGGATAAAGACGAGTGAGTTCTTATTCGATTTGGAGGACTTGCCGCTCATAAAGGGACGCGACAGTTGGTATTGCGACAAGGACGGTTACCTTGTCAGCAGTTACTTCTATAATGGTATTCGACGCTTTGCCCGATTCCACCGACTTGTGATGCACGCGAAACCCGGTCAATGTGTTGACCACATTAACAAAAACAAAGCGGATAACAGGAAGAAAAACTTGCGATGTTGCGAGCGTTCTGAGAACGACAGGAATCGCAGCCTGTATTCGTGCAATACATCCGGTGTCGCTGGCGTCTACTTCGACAAAGAACGTAAGAAGTGGGTTGCCAGCATTACTTATAACCATAAGAAAGTTTACTTGGGAAGATACGCGGTCAAGGAAGAAGCAATCTTGGCTCGGCTGACCAAGGAGGTCGAATTGTATAAAGAGTTCTCGCCGCAACGAGGACTTTTGGAATCTCTAAATCTATAGGAGGCAAACGTGAGGGTAATCTACAAGTATCCATTGGAGATTACAGCAGAACAGGTAATCAATATCCCGATGCTGTACTTCGATGACCGCGTTGCAAGATGCAACGAACAAGTTCTTCATGTGGATGTTCAAGACATGATTCGACCTTGCCTTTGGTGCATGGTTGACACCGAAAACCAGACATACCCGATGAAGGTTGTGACAAAGATGACTGGCGAGGAAATCCGAGAAGATGAGAAGGACAAACTGAAATATGTTGGTTCATATCTCATCGGCGGTGGCGATTTCGTGGGTCATGTGTTCGTATGTTACGAATAAAACCTGAGTTTTATAAGGAGAAAAATGCTATGAAGTATATGCTGATTGAAGTAATGGAGCGAGAAATCTCTGAACCCGAGTATTTCGATACGCACGACGTAGCGCATGATGAGATGTGCCGACGTGTTGCTGAGGTTTACGATATCTCCCCCGACGAAGTCAAGGAGTCTTATCTTGAAGGCGAAGACCTGAATGATAACGCCGTAGTTCTTGATGATATCGCATGGGCAGAACGGTATGGCAAGAACTTTGATTGGAAAATTTTTGCTGTCGAGCAAGGCGCTCCGGTGCAAACACCGACGGTGCCTTTGTTTAATACGCTGAGATAATAATGATGCGGTGGCGGAATAGGTAGACGCTTACAAATTACAGTTCGGATGTCGCCCAGAAAAGCGATGGAGACCGATGCTCTGTTAGGTCATGTGGGGTGCAAATCCTCACCCGCATCACGATAGGTCACCCTATATTACTAACATACATATTCGAAAGGGGTGACACAAGTTTGGAAACAAATAAGCAAAATGAGATACGCGATGCTTATGAGCATAGCGCACAAGTCCAGTGTATTCCCGCTTCGATTAAAAAGACTACTGAGCACAGCGAAGAAGACCCATTGATGGTTGCGCCATATTGCAGGGTCAGTACGGACAGTAAAGACCAGCTCGCAAGTTATGAGTTGCAGTGCCAGTATTACAAAGAATATGTGTCGAAGCATCCGGGCTGGCGACTTTATGACATCTACGCCGATGAAGGGATTTCCGGGACTTCTGTAAAGAAACGCACGGACTTCTTGCGGATGATTGATGATTGTAAAGCGGGCAAAATCAACATGATTATCGTGAAGAACATCGCAAGGTTCGCACGAAATGTTGTTGACTGCGTCGCAACTGTGCGTATGCTCAAGGCGCTGGACAAACCAGTTGCTGTTTACTTTGAGGATATCGCAATCAATACCCTAACACAGACAGGTGAGCTTCTGATGGTCGTCATGGCTGCTATCGCACAAGGCGAGTCAGAAGCAAAGTCTGAGAGCGTGAAATGGGGGTTCCAGAAAAGATTTGAGAAGGGGCTCCCGAAGCTCGCAGACCTCTACGGGTACACCAGAGATAAACGACTGCTGGAGATTTACGAGCCCGAAGCGAATGTCGTGCGGCTGATTTATCAAATGTTCTACGACGACAGAACGATTCCTGAAATCTGTTACATCTTAAACCAGCAAGGTATCCCATCCCCACGGGGTGGTCAATGGACATACTCTACGGTAAAAACAATTTTGACAAATGAGAAATATTCTGGTGACGTTCTGATGCAGAAGACTGTTACCGTAGATATCTTTTCACATCGCTCTATTCGGAATGACGGGCGTGCCAATCAGTTTTTTATCCAAGGTTACCACAAGGCAATTATTCCGAGAGCGCTTTGGCTTGAAGTACAACAGATTCTAAAAGGCGAAAATGTTGTCCCGGTTCCGTCAGTTGATGAGGTGGCAGATTTGTCTGCATCTGATGTCCCTCGGATATTGGATGGCTTTTTTGTAATTAAACCTCGAAAGGATGGAAATAATGAGTATCTTAGACAACTTTGATGTGGTTGGCGTCCCTCGTACATTCAGTATTGCAGAGGTTCGAATCCTGAAGAACCGCATCTCCTTTAACCTTGCAACGGCTTCTGAGATTGGCTATCCGCCATTTGTGAGGCTGTTCATCAGCAGAGACAAAACACAAATTGCATTGCAGCCCTGTGCCAAAGAAACACCGAACGCAATGAAGTTCTTTACGTCGGATTCTATGAAAGACGGAAAGCCAAAGAAGAGGATGATTCCAGTTGGAAATCGTGCGCTGACGGCACTTGTAAAAGCCGGTATTGGTGTCGAGATGAATGTTCCGTTAAAGGCACCGGGCGTTCGCTTTGCAGATGAGGGCGTCATCATCTTCGACCTCAAACAAGCAACTGACATGAATCAACCAAATGCTTGCACAGAAACGGGTCTGTGCCTGATTCCCACTCCGGCATATCCATTTGTTGAAATGCCGTCTGGATACTTCGCATCATAATTGCAGGTACCAAGCCTGCATACATACTTTGGAGGTGAACCCATTTGAGTAAGAAACATGATTCACTCGGCGACAGAATGAAAGGTTACGAGAATATCGCTCGCAACTATTTGACCCGTCGGGTTCCAACCATTATCAGAGTGGATGGCAAGGCGTTTCATACATTCACAAGAGGTATGGAAAAGCCGTTTGACCGCATCTTGATGACAACGATGCAAAATACAATGAAGTACCTGTGTGAAAATATTCAGGGCTGTGTTTTTGGATATACGCAGTCAGATGAAATCACATTGGTGCTTACGGACTATGCGACAATCACAACGGATGCATGGTTCGGATATAACATCCAAAAGATGTGCAGCGTTTCCGCGTCAATGGCTACGCTCGCTTTTTCAAATGCCTATACTGCTGAGCTGTGGAAGAACTTCCCCGAAGCGATGCGCAGCAGCGACAATGGCACAAATAAGTACATTGAAACTCTGGTCGCAAAGATGGGTACAGCCATGTTTGATGCCAGAGTTTTTTCTATTCCCAAAGACGAAGTTTGCAATTGCCTGATTTGGCGCCAGCAAGATGCGACTCGCAATAGTATTGAGGCAGTTGGTCAAGCAAACTTTAGTCAGAAAGAACTCCACGGCAAGAGCTGCAACTCTATCCAAGATTTGCTCTGGAAAGAACGTGGCATCAATTGGAATGACTTCCCCGTTGATTGTAAGCGTGGTTCTGTTTGCTACAAAACAAAAGTTAAAGAGACCGCTCCTCTTCTCAACGATAAAGGCGACACCGAAATGGTTGAGGTCGTTAGAAACCGTTGGGTTATCGACCGAGAACCTCCCATTTTTTCGCAAGAAAGAGAGTATGTTGAAAAATGGATATGACACCGGCTGAAGTCGCCACTTGTATTTGCGATATCTATGAGAAGCTTGGTCGCTTAGAATGTCGCCTCGAAAATACGCGAGGAGATTTAGGTACAGCAATAGAACGAAACAGACGACACACGGAAGAACTATTTAGCCAGCAGACAGATGTCGAAAACAAAATCGATATAGCCCTGACAACGGCTGTCCATGAGTTGATTGAGTATCTAAGATACCAAGACATCCAAGCTCTGGATGAGGAAGAGTTTTTGTTAAGGGTTCGGGAGCTTATTCGTGTTGAGCAAGACGAACACCTCCCGTTCTAAGGAGGGAAAATATGAGTTGCTATAAAGACGGTGGCTGTGGTATTTATGAGATGTATTCTTGCTATGAATGTCCAGCAAGCAAGCCGGAGTACCTTAAAAGAAAGTCACACGAGCCGCAAAGATTACAGGCAATCGGAGACCTGCACGACGTAGCCAAACAGATTCTGGATGACGAAGTGGTCATTCTCCTCCGTCAATACGGAACAACGCTTGCACCGGGGAGAATGGGAGATGAAAGCCGTGTTCCTAAGTGGCTGCTTGTTCTTGCGGCAAACAGAATCGAGGAGTTGAAAAATGCAAGAACAAAGCAATAAACAGTTCTACATTTCAGATTGGCATTATGGTCATGCAAACGTGATTGCCTTTGACAATCGTCCGTTCAAATCACTTCTGGAGATGGACGAGGCTCTGGTTGACCGGTGGAATGCTGTGGTTTCTCCGGGCGACACCGTGTACGTTCTTGGAGATATGTTTTGGTGTAAGGCACAAGATGCTATTCCGATTTTGCGTTCCTTAAAAGGACAGAAGTTTCTGATTAAGGGGAACCATGACCGGTGCAATGACAACAAATTCTTACGAGAGTTTGTTAAAGTCACAGAGTATCTCGAAGTGAAGGACAATGGGCGAACAGTGATTCTTTGCCACTACCCAATTCCATGTTTTAAGAATCACTTTTATGGCTCCTTCCACCTGTATGGTCATGTCCATAATTCCTTCGAGTGGAACATGATGGAACACGACAAGTATCTGATGGAGGAACTGTACACGAAACCCTGCCAAATGTTCAATGTTGGGGTAATGATGCCGTGGATGGATTACACACCTCGGACGCTTGATGAAATCATCGCGGCAAATTCGCATAACGAGGCTGTTAGAAATAAATGACGGCTTGAATCACTTGTGCCACAAGGCTTTGAAAGGCGCTTGATGAGTGGTATTAGTGCATCATATAAAACAAAAGGAGTGGTCACTTGTGATTTACTTGGACAATGCTGCCACTACACAAATGGATGAGCGGGTTCTTGATGCAATGATGCCGTATCTGACAACAGAGTACGGTAATGCGGGAACTCTCTATAAGTTTGGACGAGCTGCGAACGAGGCTGTGCAGAAAGCCAGAGCGCAAGTGGCAGCTTTAATCAATGCAGAGCCAGAGCAAATCATTTTTACATCTGGTGGGAGTGAAGCAAACAATTTAGTCTTTCAGGGCTTGAAGGACTACCTGAAAAGCGTCGGGAAAACACACATTTTGGTATCGGCAGTTGAGCATGATTCCGTCCTACGAGCCGCAGAATCGCTTATAAAAGACGGGTTTCATGTAGAGTATATTCCGGTATCCAGTGAGTGCAGGGTATCTCCTGCTGTCATTGAGGACGCATTACGGGCAGATACGGGGCTCGTATCTGTGATGTTTGCGAACAATGAAACAGGCGCAATCAACCCAATCGAAGATATTGGAACGATTTGCATGAAGCGCGGGATTCTGTTCCACACAGATTGCGTGCAAGCTGCAGGATGCTATCCTATTGATGTAGTGAAAATCGGTTGCGATTTCCTTTCGGTGTCATCACATAAGATTCATGGGTGTAAAGGCATTGGAGCTTTGTACGCAAAGGATAAGTCCAAACTTACACCCATTGTATATGGTGGTTCAGAGCAAGAGTTCGGGCTGAGGGGCGGAACAGAAAATGTTGCTGGTATCGTAGGATTCGGAAAGGCTTGTGAGATTTCATCGAAGAGTTTGCACGAAGATACGGTGTGGGTTTCAACATTGAAACAGCGATTTTTCATGGCGCTGAATGAAGCGCTTAAAGATACGGGTGATGAAAGCTGCGTCCATGTAAATGGTATGTCGATTCTTACACCCGGAAAGACAATTAACTTGAGAATGGACGGCGTTGATGGCGAAACGCTCTTGCTTATGTTGGACGGCAAGGGAGTTTGTGTTTCTGCCGGGTCTGCGTGTAGGAGTCACGAAGCAGAACCAAGTCACGTTTTATCTGCAATGGGATTATCCAAAGATGAAGCGCGGTCTTCCATCAGAATTTCGTTCTCAAAGAAAAACACGGCTGATGAAGCCGTAAGAGCTGCACAGATTTTAGCTGGGTGCATTTCAGCACTCAGGACGAGAGAAGAAAAGGAGTAAGGTTATGACGATTGAGCAAATCAAAGAGATGGTCAACGGTTCTGCTTATGATTTCCTTAGAACAAACGAGCACCTCGGGCGCAAGATTATCTTTCTTACGCTTGGTGGTAGCTATTCCTATGGAACAAACGTCGAAACATCCGATGTTGATGTAAGAGGGTGTGCGTTGAACAGTGAATCAGATTTGCTTGGTCTGACGAGCTTTGAGCAGGTCGTTAATACACAAACGGATACGACAGTCTATGCTTTTAATAAGCTGGTGAGCCTGCTCCTAAATTGTAATCCAAATACGATTGAAATGCTTGGGTGTAAGCCAGAGCACTATTTCTATATCTCAGACATTGGCAGAGAAATGATTGCCAACAGAAAAATGTTTCTGTCCAAACGAGCAGTTCATTCTTTTGGAGGTTATGCGAATCAGCAGCTCCGGCGCTTGGAGAATGCTCTTGCGCGAGATAGGCTGTCACAGGCAAGAAGAGAGGAACATATTCTCAACTCTATGAAAGGCGCCGTTAAATCATTTGAGAGTCGATACACGATTTTTGAAAACGGCAGCATTGTTCTCTACACAGATGAGAGTCCGCGAGAGGATTTAGACCGTGAGATTTTTGCAGATATCCAGCTTAAAAAGTATCCGGTCAGAGAGTTCAATAGTGTAATCAACGACCTGACGAATGTTATCGGGACGTATGAGAAGCTCAACCACAGAAACCACAAGAAGGACGATGAGCATTTGAACAAACACGCGATGCATCTTATTCGTTTGTACCTTCTCTGCTTGGATATTCTGGAGAAAGAGGATATTGTCACATATCGTGGTGATGACCTGCCTCTGCTGATGAGTATCCGTAAGGGTGACTATCAACTGGAAGATGGAACATATAGACCAGAGTTTTTTGAAATGGTTTCTGACTTTGAAAAACGACTCAATTATGCAAAGCAAAACACGAGCCTCCCAGATAACCCGGATATGAAGAGAGTTGAGGAGTTCGTTATGAGTGTAAACAGGAGGGCGATTGATGCATAGGATTTCTATCCCCAAAGGTGCGCGAGCAGTTCTGCTGAATCTCCGATATGAAAACCATGAGGCATATGTGGTTGGCGGATGTGTCCGAGACAGTCTGCTTGGGAAAGAACCAAAAGATTGGGATATCTGTACCTCTGCTACACCGGACGAAGTTAAGGAACTAATGCATCGTCGTGGCGTAAAGACAATTGATACTGGGCTGCAGCATGGAACAGTAACGGTTGACATGGG